ATTGTATCACACCAATACCTTGCTCCATTAGAGCTCCATTACAACATTTCACATGGTATATATCCTCGTGTAAACACAAACATCCTCTCCTACTATTCTTTGGAGAAGATAGACCTTGTGTTGGACCGATGTAAATGCCAGAAGCATTCTCTCTATTAACTGAATAACGAAGATTACCGTTACGAGAATTACTCCACTTACTATTTGACCAGATTGCCATATATAAAAATCCTTTCTTATATAACACAAAAAAGAGTAAAAGGTGTATTACCCTTTACTCTTCATAATCTCTTTATGCATCATAGATTCTAATAATCCTTTATCAGTTCTATATGCTAAGTAAAGTAAACATTGTTCTAATGGTAGTTCAACTACCTCGTCCATTTTCTGAATGTCTCCTTGTGCGAGTTCAAAAACTGCTGTATAATTCTTCCACTTTTTAGCAAAGTTGATTTGGTGTTGGCTGGAAGTTCCATCTGATTCAAAGAGTTCAGGGTAGCGTTCACTAAGTCCTGATGCAAATTTACAAAAAAAAACAGGCCACCCCAATGGATATGCATACTTACATCTAACCATTTATCCCAATCATCTTTTCCTGTGTATGGTTCTATGGTATATAAATCACCTTTCTTAGTTGTTACTGGTCTATATAAGATATTCATTATCTTAGCCCAATTCTTATCAATGGTTAGTTCTTCGTATGAGGATATATCTACATACGCACCATAAGCCATCTTGGATAAGTTTGGTTCAAACCCATATTCTATTCCATTAATGGTTACGAATCTTTGTAGTGGTAGGGAATCAGGTACTTCAAACTTATTGAACTTCTCTGTAATATTATTATATGATTCTACACTTAATCCTTTGATTGTATCAAAATCTAAATTACAAAAATGATATATCATAAAATCTAATTGTGCATCTTGGTTATCATCAAAGTTCTTTACATCCCTTTGGAATCGTAAATAAGTGTTAAGGGATAAATCCTTCCAACTTGTAGGTACGAGTATGTCTATTGTTTGTTTCATGTTAATTTAAGTTTATTTTAGGAAATTGTAATTCATGTACTCTTTGTTCTAATGCCTTGATATATCTATCTGCTTGTTTTAACGCTGCTTCTCTTTTCTTTACTAGGGTATCCATTAATATCACTTTGGAACGAAGGTCTTCATTCTCTTCTCTTAGGGATTGTGCAAATAGGATTAACTCTCGTAGTTCTTCTTCATCCCATGTTCTATCTTCTTTCATATTATCTGATTGATAAGGTATATTTCCCAGCATTTATTTTCTTTTGTGTTAAGGTTTCACTTACTGCGTATCTGATTGCATCTATTGTATGGTTTGAATAATCCACGGGCTTATTCTCAAAGTTTCCATTTTTATCTACCATCCATACATACTCACCAAACTCTCTAATCATGTTCTTACTTCTTTTAGTTACATGGAGTTTGTAATTCATCATTAAATCAATTCCTATTCTTACCGAATCAGGACCTTTCTTTGCAGGTTTGATGTTAAATCCTGCACGATAGATTTCTTCTATCAATCTACCTTCTGCAGAATCTGCATAGATTTCATTCCTACCAAGGTCAAGTCCTTTTAGATAATTGATAATATCACCGGTAACCATATTGGTTTTGTATAGGAGTTCATCTATGTAAAGGTTATTATCTTTTCTACTAACTGTCACCAAAGTTGTTGGGTCTATACTATACCCATAATCCATACCGAATGCAATAAAGTCCGAATCTTCTGGTATCTCATCTACTAGGGTTATACTGAATATAGTACCAACATTATTACCAGGTAGTCCCAATCCATATATCTTATAGTATTCAGGATTGGTGTATTTTAAGCGTTCTATTTCATCAATGATGTTCTGTTCCAAAAAAGGATTATCTCTGAATGTAGATATGTGCAAATCACTCTCAGGGTGTGTATGTATCTCATTGAAGATATAGTTGTTTGTTCCAAAGGATGGGTTGTACGCAATGATAGTTTTGATTCGTGTTCTAATAAAGAGCTGGAAGTAATCTTCTCTACTCAATTCATTACACTCATCTATAAAAAGATAATCTCTACTTGTACCTTTTCTCTTCTCAGCATTATCGATAGAAAGAAACTCTATTAGTGACCCATTATCAAAGTAGTATATGTGTTCAGTTGATGCATAAGATTCTTCTGAATATATCCCCAACTCCTTCATAATCGTTTGAAAGTCTCGTAGAATAGAAACTCTCATTGAAGGGAATGATTTACGGACTACTGATATGATTGTATTTGGTGTTGATAGTGCAGTTACTATTAACCATTGTAGTGCTGAATGACTTTTACCACTTCTTGTACCACCTTGGAGAATACAAATCTTTCTACTCTTATCTATATCCCTATATGTCTTGGATGTGTTGATTTGTAATTCCATCTTTTATGTTTACTTGTATCTGATGTATTCTTTGTTCAACTTCTGCCTTCATCTCAACACGAGACTGTTTAGGTAGATGAAACTCCAATAACTTTAACGCTATATCTACTGCACCTTTTGGATCTTTCTTTATCATATCTTCCATTATCTTTGGAAGGTCATCCAATACTTTATTTGTTGCCCTTGCAATAGAAACCTTCATCATTTCAGTTGAACGATTGATTGCACCCGGTGGTCTTCCTTTGGCTAACTTATGTCCTTTCTCAAACGGCATGATTTTATTTTATATTATTTATATATAATAACACCATAGTCATTAAGAATAGGAGATACCCACTAAACATTACGAATAGTGGGTTGTCTTGTATATATTTATATATCAAAGAAGAGAGTGTGCTTATTCTTTTTTTGCTCATGTTCTATTCTCGTCTTGGCAATCTCCATATACTCATCCTCTCTTTCTATACCAATAAAGTTCATCCCTTCTCTCACACACGCCTTACCCGTACTTCCACTACCCATAAATGGGTCAAGGACTATTCCACCTTTTGGAGTAACTAAACGGATTAGATAGGCCATCAAATCAGTTGGTTTTACGGTTGGGTGAATGTTTTGTCTACCTACTGGTCTTGCCTTATGTGGTACATTTCTACTATCTTGTCCTGCATCTCTACCTTTAATCTTTTTCTCTTGTAGTATTTCTTCTGCTGCAGCTAAAGATGTTTTCTCCCTTCTTGGTTTATCCTTCATTACATCATTCCATTCTTCTGGGTGTGTTTCTTTATAGATTACACTACCATCTTCTCTTCTTGGTCTGCCAGTAAATTGTGGGACTTGTTCAGGCATTCCTTCATTCCTATCCTTCTTACTTGCTTTGGGACAATAGAAGAAACGAGATGCTCCACCTTGATCTAAATACAATTTTCTTTCTACTGCATTTACTTTATCACCACCAACATATTCATTTTGCCAACCACTCTTATTATCAGTTTTACATTTACCTTGTTTATTTAACTTACCACTTTGTTTATCTAATATCTTTCCTGCTTCTTCATCAAAGATTATGTTTGCTGGGAACCTACCTTCTGTATTTACATCATTATTGGAACTTGAAAAAGATACTGCACCTTTACTCTCTTGTCCCTTTTCAGGCATCTTATAGTTTTGTTCGTGTCTATACTTTGGATTAGTAGCAGGATTAGGTGTATCTTCATATCCTATTCTACACCCATCTACATTTATACCACCAGTTCCCCACTCCAATACATTATCTGCTACCGTGCCCTTAAATGGTTTTCTTGCCATAACGATTGGTTCGTGTGCAGGTTTAAGAGCAGTTCCCCAGCCTTCCCAATCACTATTACCTTTTGTTATTGTTTTTATTTCATACCCATCATCTGTAAGTTTTTGGTTCATTTTACCCAATGTGTTAGCATTTTTAATAGCATTGTCCAATTTATATGTACCGATTTCTTCTCCAACTACTTCTCTTTCATTACCTTCAATCTTATCAACTGCCTTACCGATGTTGTGTGATTTAGGAAACCCACTACCATATATCCACATAATCTGGTCTCTAATCTCAAACCCTGCATCTTCCACTGCCACTGCCTGTCTGTGGTATGTTCTACTATGGGAGAATGAAAGTAGATGACCTCCTGGTTTAAGAACTCGTAGAACTTCTTTCCATAACTCGGGGTTATTGGCAATACCACTATCATCCCAACCCTTACCCATAAAACCGATTTCATAAGGAGGGTCTGTAACTACCGAGTCTATACTATTATCTTCTAACTCTTTTAACTTTTGGAGACAATCTCCTTTTAATAACCTTATTGTTGCCATATATATTTTTTATTTAATACTCTTCATCTTTTACTTTAGGTCCTCTCTTACCACCAGGTTTTCTATTCTGTGCCCATCTTTCTTCTTGTACTCGGTTTTGTTCTGATTTCTGTTCCCAAATGAATTGCTGGAATGGGCCATTTTGTTCCCATATCAAATCACCAATCCTT